GGGTGTACCCCCTGGCAACAATTCGACTTTACTTCCTCGACCCTCAGCAGTTTGAGGGAAGAAATAATCTTCATTTATTGATAGTGGGTTGTAACCGCTGTCAATAACAGTTTGAGTACCTCCAGTAGTACTAGGTATTCTTCTTTGATTTACCTCATTTTTTACTCGCTCAACAAAACTCATAGCCAAATGACTTGGCATATTTCCAACATCTATATAAAATACACGCCTTTCAGGAGCACGTTGAACACGATAAATTATAATAGCATCTTCAAGAAGTTCTTTTTGCTTGAAAACTTTGAATATACTTTCCATTAAGCTGTTACCAAATGGAAAATTATTGTCTAAACCTTCACTCATTGAAATATGAATTACATGTTCAGCATTTATAGCATATTGATTTTGATTTTGTTCGAATCTAGAACTATTGGTATTAGTAGGAAATGCTCCTACCATACCTCTACTTCCTCCAGCACCACCCTGACCTGTACCATAACTACCACCAAATTGACTACCACCACCATGAACATTACTTGGTTGTATGGCTGTAGCAGCCAAAGTTTCTAAATTTGGGTTCCAATCACGAATAATATATTGCTCAGGTTTTTTTCCTTCACTTTCATTAACAATTATTTTGTCAACTTTAGCAGGATCTACATACATCCAACTCATTGTTTCCGGATCTCTAACAAAAAATACATCACCGTACTTAAATGCGTTTCTAACTATTTTGAATATTCTAGTTTTAAATTTATTAAGCTTTGTCCATTGTTGAAGATACTTTTTAATTAGTTTAATTTCAGTCGATGTGGCTGATTCTCTAAAAAATATTTGAAATGGAGTACCATTTTCTATATTTTCTTGAGTACAAAATTCCGCTAAGATATCTAAAGCAGCATTAACTTCACTATCCCAATCCATAGTATCATATTGACCATATCTTTCTAAACGATTAGGATGACCACTATAAACATCTGGTAGATAACTTGAATAATTTGTCTTAGATAAATTACTAGTGCTACCTAAGTTACCACTAATTGGACTAAGATTACCACCTGTATTTTGCTTATTAACTAACGTAAAATATTTTTTCCATGCCATATATTATTCTTTCATTATGCTTGAGCAAAACCATCAGAATTCAAATTTCTCAACGCACTAAGCATTTTTTCTGATGTATCTGAGTTTTTCGAATTAATTGCCAACAATTCTTTCATAGTATTACTTAGCTCAGCAAGTTTTGTACCTGTAAGATCAGTCGCTGGAACTATTAATCCTGTTTTTTCTGCTTCAACTTTTACAGCAGGAGGTGTTCCAGCACCAGTTCCTGAAGTGTTTCCTTGCCCTGACTGTGATCCTCCCTGAGTTCCACCTTGAGTTTTTGGTTTTGAATATTCTTTTTTTAGTTCATCTACAATTTCAGAGAAAGTTTTACCTCTTTCTGCTTTTTCACCCTGTAAACCTTTTAATCTTGCCTCTGATTCTTGAACTTGTTTTTCAATATCCGCTCTTCTTCTACCACCAGAAACAACAAATCCTTGATTTTCAGGAATATTAGCCAATGCTTCTCTAGATTTTTTAAGTTTATCTTCTTCTGATTTTATTTTTTCATCAATAGTATCAACTAAGGGAATATATTTTTCTATTATATCAAGGGTATAATTTTTAATTTTTATAAAAATAGCACCTATAACGGGTCCAACTGAGGGCAAAATAGAATCCCATAGATCCGATATACCTTTAAACATATAACTTCCTAAATCACCTGCTGCTCCTAATGCCCCAACTAAAGAATCAGCATTAAAAATAGCACCAAACTTATCAAAAAATCCCTTTAGGTTTTCTTTTAGTTTTGCGCCAAACTCACCGCTTTTTATACTTTCATTAAGTTTTTTTAACCCACCACTTAACTCATCTGTCATTTTGGTGACAAAATCGCTACCTAATATATTATTAATTTCTGTTGTCACTTTAGAAGTTGCTTGAGATAATAAATCTATTATAGGATCTAAAAATTTAGTTTTTATTTCTTTGATTTTAGCCCCCATTTCAGTAATTCTTAATTGGGCTTCTACCATTGAGACTGCTGATCCTTCACTTGCGTTTTTTTGTTGTTCTTGTATTTTTTTAAAAAAATCACCTACTTCACCTATAGGCATATTAGCAATTCTTCCTAATATTTCAGCATTTCCAGCACGTAGTCCTGTACCAAATGCGGCATTAATACCCAACACTGGATTCAAACTTTCTGAAACTTGTTTATATGTTTTTCCTGCTTCTACCGCTAGCGTTAAACTTTGTTTTTGAATATCGTCAATTGATTTTCCCTCTTTAACAGAGGCCATCATTTGTTCTACAAAGTTCTGTGTAGCACCCCCTGTTAAAACATACATGTCTCGTTGACCTTCTGTTAATGGGGTGGCTACTCCTGTTTGAATTGCTGTTCGTAATTGATTTGCTACGTCCTTACCAAACATTTGATTGGCAGAATTAATAGCAGCTCTAGCCGCTTTAGCCTCATCGTCTTTTAGTCCTGCTAAATATTGTCTAAAACTTTCTTCCTCAGCTACTTCCTTATATTCTTTTTCTATTTGTTCTCTTCTTTTTCCAGTAATTTTACTTAAAGTATCTAATTCAAGCACATAGCCCATAGTTCCTGCCATAATGGAATCATTAGTTTGTAATTCACTTTTCTGTAAATTAACTTGTGTTCGCATGTAATTTGCCATGGCTTCAGCAGTTTCTTGACTAGTTAAACCCAAACCTGCCAATCTTTTAGCATAAGGACTATCTTTTCCTAATATTTCATTTTGAATAGAAACAAATCTATTCATGCCTGTTTCTACATTACCAGTTAATCTTGTAAATACATCTGAATTTTCTTTAACAACAGTCGAAAACTGTTCCATTGTCATATAGGCTTTGCCAGCAGTTACTGCTACTTGACCTAGAGAACCACCAAAATTGACACCAGATTTAGCAAGATCTTGGTATACAACTAAATTTCTTTCATATTCTATTGCCAACGCAGTTGAGGCATCACTAATCTCTTGTAAAACTCCTCCATCTGGCAATAGTTGACTAAGTTCAGAATAAAAACTTGATACTCGACCTCCTTCTTTGGAGGCAGTATTACCTAAATCATTAATTCCACCTATTGTATTTTTTACTGTTTTGACTATTTTTACAAGAGCATTGTCAGTGTCCTTGACACTATTACTCATATTCCCTACATCACTAGTAAATCCTCTTAAATTTTTAGCATCAACACCAGATTTTATAGCCAACTGAGCAATATTACTAGACATCCGTTCAGATGTTTTCAAAAGTTTGTCGAGTGTGGATTCGGTTGCTGCGCTCATAGTTTAAAAATGGGATTTTATGGGTATATAAATACAATATAAACAGTTATATTGTTTATTTATCGGAGTTATCAAATGATTTCAAATCAAATATCACAGAATCCATTGTTTAGTTTTATGCGTCAACCTAAAATTTTTATAAAATTACCAAGTGGAGGTAAATTTTGGAATCAGGGAAGTTTGTCTATACCAGAAACAGGTGAATTTCCTGTCTATTCTATGACAGCAAAAGATGAATTAATGTTTAAAACACCTGATGCTCTAATGAATGGCCAAGCAATAGTTGATGTAATCCAAAGTTGTATACCAAATATCAAAAATGCCTGGGATACCCCAGCCATCGATTTAGATACAATCTTGATTGCTATGAGATTAGCAACATATGGAGAAAAAATGACGGTATCAAATACGATACCAGTCCTCGAAGAGGAGGTAGATTTTGAATTAGATCTCAGAATGCTATTAGATCAACAACAAAATTCAACGTGGATGGATCAGATAATTATTGATGAAAATTTTATTATATATGTAAAACCACTAACATTTAAAAATATTACACAAATAGGTATTAGAAAATTCGAAACTACAAAAATTCTTAATATAGTAAATGATGAAAAATATTCTGAAGAAGAAAAGATAAAATATTTCAGAGAAAGTTTTGATAAATTAACACAAATAACAATAGATCTAGTAGCAGACAGTATAGAAAAAATTTATGCTAACGGCACATTTGTTCATGAAAAGAAATATATCCAAGAATTTGTCGCTAATGCTGATAAAGATGTATATGATACGATAAAAAATCACTTAAATCATTTATCTGAACATAATGGGTTGAAACCACTTGTATTTGAGACCACAGAAGAACAACAAAGTAGAGGAGCCCCTGCTACATATTCAATTCCTATTAATTTCAATAATGCCGATTTTTTCGGCAACGGCTTTTGAGTCTTAGTCTAGAAGAAATAGAAAAAGAAATTGAACGTCTAGACAAAGATTCAAAAGCCTTAAAAAAAGAAATTTACAAATTAGCTTGGTTTATGAGAGGTTCTATAACAATAGAACAAGCTTTTGCTATGAGCCCTGAGGATAGAAATATAGTATCTGAAATAGTTCAGGAAAATATTAATACAACGAATGAAACTAAATTACCATTCTTTTAAGGTCTATTTGCCAATTCTTGTTGTAATCTAGCTATTAAATTACCAAGCTGATTTTTACTAAATCCCTTGGCCATTCTAGCTAATTGAGGAACTGTTAGAGGTTTTGGAGGGGATCCAGTAGGGGATCCAGGTCCTGAAGGAGATCCTCCACTAGGAGGGGTAGAAGCCCCTCCAGAAGCCATAGGAACGTTGAATCTTCCTCCTAGACCCATATCAGAACCACCTGCCCTGTAGGAAGCTTGAGCAACTTTAGTCCATAAAAGTCTAGTCATATCACTATCAGTTAAATCATAAAATTTTATACGATTATGATTTACTGGAGGCAATCCGTTAATATTTAAAAAATCATCAACTTCAGAAATAGAAACGCGATCTAACCTTAGACCTGATCTTCTAGCCCAAGCAGAGAATGTTTTCTCTAGGATATTAGCTCTTTTACCTACATCAAGTTCTGCTTCTGCTTTTCCAGAACCCAATTTAGCCATTGCTCCTTTTACTAATCTACTTCCTATTCCCATAGGAGTAGTTCCTAATTCATTCACTTGGCTTTCATTCAGAATATCATTCAACTTCATGGCTTTATTCCTATAATTCTTTGTATTTATTTATAAGAATCATTATGGAAACGAACTTCGTTCGTTTGCTTTTCGCATTCAGTACGGGCCATAGGCCCTACTTCATGCTCAAGCATTTCTTTAGGAATTAAATTATATCTAAAGGAGGTATATTTGAACTATATAATTATAGGGACCCTCATCTAGATTAGCGGTCGTACTTCGGCCTGATAAGGCCGAAAGTGTACTGATCTCTCATCTGAGTTGAGCAGTCATAGTTTTTACAGCATTACCGAGGCGGTCGTCCGGTACCTCTAGCTGCGTCTTCATACGACGGCGACTAACAAAAACTAACTATGAGCGTTAATGTTAGCGTGGGCCATTTAGCCCTCTTTTTAGCCATGTTAACCTATTCAAACAATCAAATCGCGGCATTTGCGATCTTCGTCCTGTTAAGGATAGTGATTGAGTTCTCTTACGGCAGAGATTTACGTCCCAGTGATCCTAGATCCTGTTGTCATGTGCGTTCGAAATTAGCCAACGCCAGCTATTACCGTTTTTTGCCTTGATGGATTTATTTTAAGATTTTAATATATGTGAGCCATAATTAGACTAATTTAAAGTCGGGATTAGTATGTAATAGTTTTCTTATTTTGAAGCCTGAAAGATTATGTGCAATTGATGCCTGATGTATAGAGGTAAATATGCCCAATGGTGTTTGTATTGATTTTGCGTTTCCGGGTACTTTGCCTTGATGTGATAATGATAATTTTTTTCTAGTTTCTTGAGTGAAAATTTGTTTTTTTCGTTTTTCTTTAATTTTTTGTACAGTATCGTCAGATACAATTTTACCAATGTTTGCTTTAGATATTTTTTGTCTAGTTTCTATAGTGACAGGTGGTCTTGATTTGCCTAATTTACCTTTTGTAATATTAGCACAATGTTCTGGTGAAAACTTTTTACCTTTATTTGATGGGGGTCTAAATCCACCTTTATTCAAATTCCATCCTATATTTTTTGTGGGTCGAATCTTTTCTTCGTAAGTGTAACAATCATTAATATCACCAGTGAATATAATAGTTTGAATTAACTCGTGTTTATTAATAATTCTTTCTAAATACTTGTTGTGGTGTATACCTTTTTTAGCAGCATTTTTATGCTCTCGCAACCGATTTTTTGGATTAACAGAAACACCTACGTAGCCTTGAGAATAAATGTCTTGGTGTTCAGATAAATGCAACCAGTAGACATAACACTTTTCAGTATTATAAATAGACATGCTGATAGTTCCTTGATAACTGTTAGAGTGGGTGGATGCGTCAACATCGCGACTCACACTATTATTTATTACAGTTTGAATGTTCTTACCTTTACTGCTATCCATTTATTATACCATAAATTTTCATTTAATAAAACATCGTATTCAAATTGAAATTTTGCTTCGTAATATGATAATTCATTTTTTGAATTACAATATCTTAAAATTTCTCTTTTAAAATTAGATTCACCCAATGACTCGACTTCTGATTTTAAATCCGTAGAACTAGACCAATAGTCTTGCCAGTCTGATTCTGCCTTGGATTTTATTTTTTTTCTTTTCTTTGTGCCATTTTTTAATTTAACTGTTTTATATGTTGTTTTACTAAATTTAAATAATTTTTTGCCTATGTATTTTCTATTAGATATTAAGTTTGTGATAATATATACAAATCCTACACTATCGTCAGGTATTGTGTCAACTACTTTATTATCAAAATACCATGTCATTTTATTTTATAAGCTGCTCTTTCTGAACTTAATTTTCTAAAAGTTGCTCTAATTCTTGTTTTTTCGTTTATAGATAATTTTTTACCTGTTTTGTATTTTACAATACCTTGTTTTTTTAGATTTTCTTCGTGAACCTTCATTGCGACAATTAGAGATCTTCTTGCTTGATTAGCGTCGTTCATTACTTTTCGAATATTTCTTCTAACATTGAATCCTGCGTCCTTATTGGGATTCTTTTTTAATAATTGATTGCTATTATGTAATGTTACTATACTAGCTAGTAACTCATCATAGCGTTTTAAATATTCATCCCAATCCGGGTTATCATTATTCGACATATTCTACAGTATTTGAATAAGAAGTAAATCCACCTTCTTTTACTACTTTAAGTACACTATTGACTCTACCGATCAATTCTTCTTTGTGACTAATCAAGTATATGTTTTTGTTTCTTTCTCTAGACATTTTTTTAAGAATTTGAATAGCTGATTCAACTCCAGCAGTGTCCATTCCAGAATCAATTAATTCATCAATGAACAATAGATTAGTTGAATGATATAGGTTTTCCCATACATCTCTAAACGCAAAACTCATACTCAAAATCAATCTGTTTCTTTCACCACGACTCAAATTATCAAAATCTAAATCTTGACCATATTGTGTGATTTCTACATTTAAATCATTTTGGAAAATAACTTTGTGTGGTAATCCAAGTTTATCAATATAGTAATCAAGTCTTTTATTTAGATAACTTAAATTCTGATCAATAATTTTCTTTCTAACAAAACTGTCTTTACTAGTCAACAATTTTAGTAAAAATTCTTGATGATCCTTCAGTGTTGTTAAACTGTTTACAGCATCCCAGGAGATTTTTTGTATAGCCGTATTTTTTAATTCTTCGATCTGATCTTGATAAGGATTTACCTCTTCGATTCTAGTCATTAAGGTTTTTTCTAAATTATCTACGTTGTTTTTATGGCTCAATGCTTCTGAGTCACTATCATAAAAAGTTATAGGTTTTTTAGTAATTTCACCTAATAATTTTATTTCTTCAGATATTTTTTCTAAATCTGCTGATATTTTTTTATAATAATCTTCGGAATCTGATAAATTTTTCTTTGCCACTTTCTCCATTTCTAAATGTTTTTCATCATGTAAATCTTGTTCACATGTTGGACATTTATGGTCTTTTAATTTATTAAATTCTTTTTCGTATTTTGAAAAAGTTTTCTGAGCTTGAAAAACAGCGGACTCTAAAGTGGCTTTTTGTTTAGTTAATTCTTTAAGTTTTGAATCTTTTTTGGTCCATTGATTGAGTTCATTGTGTAGTTTTATTTCCTGTTCTATATCTACGTTTTGTAAATTCATTATAGATTTAGCTAAATTTTCTACATCTTTATCTTTTTTGGAATCCCAAGCATTACTTTTTATTTCTAAACTAGAAATACTTTTTAAAACATTTTCATTAGCAGATTTAATTCCTTCAATTTTAAATGTTTCTTTTTGAATATTATCTTTTGTATCTTTTATCTGTATTTTCAATGCTTCAGCTTTTTCACTAAGAATAGTTATTCCTAGTAATTGTTCGATTACTTCTCTTTGATCTGCTGCCCTCATGGCCAAAAATGGTTCTGTGTATGTATTCAGAGCAATCAAATGCTTGAACATAACATGACTCATTTCTAAAATTTGGTTAATTGAATTTTGTGTATCTCTACTATCGCCTTGACTTTCGTCTCCGTCTGATTCATCGGATGTGACAAGTTGGTCGTTAACAAATAATTTTAGAACATTTGGTTTCCTACCACGTTCTATTTTATATTTTATAGTATTTTTTTCAAACTCAACGGTTACTATCATATGTTTGCCGTTGATTTTATTAATTAAGTTTTCTTTTTTGATTTTGGTTAATGCTTGTCCATACAGGGCATAACTCAACGCATTCAATATTGTACTTTTTCCAGTTCCATTTCTATTACCTGTATCCTCACCACCTAGATCTAAATTTGAACCTAGAATAAGTGTTAGATATTCTTTATTAAAACTTATAGCTTGGGAAACATTTCCCACGGACATGAAATTTTTAACAGTGATATTTTTTATTTGTATTGTCATAGATTCTTATATATATCTAGTAATGTTTTTTTATCAAAATGATCTGATTCTACAGAAATCAAGGAATTGGTAACTATATGATCTACTCCTTCAAATTTTATTTCAGATGTATCCTCCATGTACACTTCGGAAACATTTCTTTCTTGGATTAAACTTATTTCTCTTATATCGTAATCTTTTATAAAAGTTTCTTTAATGAAATTTGCTTCTTCAAAATTTATATCTATATCAAGTTTCACTTTTAGATACATTTTTGATTTTAATATTTTATCTTTTTGATCTATTAATTGACTTAAGGTTACATTTCTAAATTTTGGACAGTGGTCCCAATTAATAAATTTTGGAGTTCCACCCCATTCTAGGATCATCATTCCTCTATCATCGTCCCAAATATCCGAAAAATTATGAGGGAACGCATTTCCTATATACCAAACTTTATCTTTATTTTGTCTTTTATGAAAATGACCACTAAAAATATATTCTTGATGTTTAAAATGATCTACTTGAAGTTCACCATGATCTGGCATTTGAACCATTGCGTTCATATAAAATAATGGCAGTTCAAAGTGACCAAACATATATTTGCTTTTTATTTTACTAATATTTTTCCATTCGTCATTTACTAACCATGGTACTAAAGTTACATCACCAATTGTTGTTATATTATCGATAACAGTTATTCCTGGTATATGCTTTCCATATACTGAACTATGAATATCTCTTTTATCTTTGTAAAATAAATCATGATTGCCAGGAAACCAAAAAAATTGATCGAAAGCAGCACCTAGCTTTTCTAGGCAGCGAAAACTAGAATCTAGAGTCATTAGATTTAAATTATTTCTATTATGGCTCCAATCTCCAAGAAAAATACCAGTTTCACATCCTTCTTTTTTGGAATTATCAATAAACCAATCTACAAATTCTTCACAATCGTTAAGGTGTACTATGCTATTTGATTTGAGTCCAAAATGAATATCTGTGAATGCTGCTGCTTTTTTAAATAAATTATTCATAATTTTGATGAAGTTATATTATCATTACTGTAGTAATGATAAATTTTTATTATATATTATACCTCAAATGGGTATATAACTTCAAGAGTCTGGGTCTAAATCATCTTCAATATCAGAAGATTCTGTTTTCGTTGTTCGTTTTGTTTTATAAAGTTTTGCTTGACGCTCAGTTTCCTCTGCGTATTCATGTTGATATTGACGAGTCATACTAGGGGTAAGTCCAGCTTCTTCTAACATATCATCACGAATATTTTGATTTCGTTTTTCAATATTTAAAATTCTAGTAAAACTATTTGTTATTGCTGCGGTATAATAGGCAAAAGGATTTTCTGATTTACTTTCATCAAATTGTAAACCTACTTGACTTAATTGAAGAATTGCTTGCCCCTTCATTTCTGATACATAGGTATAACCACGCCAATTAGCACGTTGAGCGTATCTTTCACTTAATTTTATAAACATTCTTCCTAGATTTTCAGTGATTCTACCGTGATCTTTACTGAATGCTCCATTGTTAATATCCCCTCTCCAATGACTTTTACCAACGCATATGAGATTGTCATCTTCATCGAATTTCCAATGTTGGAAAGGTGGGAAATTTATCTTTTCATAATTGTCTGCTTTGGATTTTTTTGTTTTTTTTCTTGTTGGACTTAGAGGTATATGATCGTATGTCATTATCCTTATTACTAAATCATTTTTTGAAATTTTTTTATAATCAGGGGTAACATCTAGTAATTTTATTTTTTTATTACCTAACGCTCTTTGCTCTAGAAAATTTTTTATCCCTATTTTTTTAGCTTTATTCTTTTTTGCGGTGGATAATGTTCTTACATTAATTTTTTCTAAACTTTCTAAAATTATATCATACTCTTTATATTCAGGTTTTGTGAAACTAGAAAATGAATTTTTACTTTTGTGAATTTCTTCTAATAAATCTTTATTGTTTAAATATTTTACTTTTTTTTGTATTGTATCTTGTGTCATTATTAATATATCTCCAAAAGTATTATAACAAATTAATTTAACGAATGTCAAATTTTAATAATCTATGTAGTTTATTTATTGTGTAAATAGATATGTAGGGGGAATAAAATGGCAGGATTATCATTAGCTGATTATCAAAAACTAAGAGATCAAGAAAAAGAAAATTTTGACAGGGCTGTTGTACAGGCTGAAGAAGCTAGAATTGATTCTAGACAAGCTTCAGTAAGTGGTGTACCTGAAGCTATTGAAATAACGTCAGACCGAGTCAACCAAGCTGAACGTGATGTTGAACTTAGTAAAAATTCTATAAATGATTATGATGCCAAGATATCTGAAATTAGAGAAACATCTCTGGAAGGTAATGAATCTGTTCCAGCTAGTCAAGTAGTTAATAGACCGAATGATGATTCTCCTGACAAATATAAAAATTCTACGTCAGTTGGAGATACAACATCGGCTGAAAATCCAAATGCTAAACCACCACCAGATCCGTATGAGATTAATTTTGGTGCTGAGCCAACGACCATTTCCTCGGCAAATGTGAATTTTAAACCTCTTAATAATAATCAAAGAATTTCTGATTTAAGAGTCAAATTAAGAATTCCATCTAATTATTTTTTAAAAACAAAATTTTTATTGGATGATACTCCTGAATTGAATTATGGTTTAAAGGGTGATAGTGGATTCGATAGAAT